GTGCTGAAGGTAAGGCTGCCAAGACCAAGGAGGATTACGACCCGCTCAATCCGCCAGGGGAAACAGAAGAGCTGGAAGAGATGCCGGGTGGCGTCACAATGCCGGTGCGACGGGGAGCCGGCGGACGTCCGCCGAAGTACAAGCCTGAATACGCCCGGATCGCAGGGGCAATGCTACGGCGAGGCGCATCGATCAGCGAGCTGGCCGAGGTGTTTGGAGTAGCGAACAGAACGATCCATCTTTGGCAGCAAACGCATGACGAGTTTATGCAGCAGTTTATGCAGTTAGACGAAGCTCTTGATAGCCGGATTGAAAGATCGCTGGCCGAGCGCGCCGTGGGTTATACGTATGATGCTATAAAAATCATGCAATTTCAGGGAGTTCCGGTGGTTGTTCCTTATAAAGAGCACGTTCCGCCCGATATTGGCGCGATAAAGCTTTGGCTCTCGGCCCGTAAACGCAAGGAATGGCACGTCAAAGACGAGCTGGAAGTGTCGACATCGGCCGACAATTTCGTGCAGATTTGGCAGAGCCTGGGTGATAAAAAGAACGACGCGCCGAAGCAGTAGACGCCAAGCGGCATGCCTTCTATATCTGGTGTCGGAGGTGTTCCATGATCGTCCTGATGCCAGATTACAGCGACATTTTCGAGAGCGATGCCGACGCGCTGGTCAATCCAGTGAACTGTGTCGGTGCGATGGGGGCCGGTCTCGCCAAGGCATTCCGCGACCGCTATCCCGAGATGTTCTCGGCCTACCTGCTGGAGGTGGGTCTACACAAGATGAAGATCGGCCATTGCCATACCTACCGGCTACCGCCGTCAGAAGACGGGGATCGCTGGATATATCGCCGCTACATTATCAATCTGCCCACCAAATATCACTGGAATGACGTATCGCGCCTTGAGCATGTTAAGGCCGGTGTGGTGCACCTGCGCGAGGTGATTGAAGGCCATGCTCTGGGTTCGGTCGCGATCCCGGCGCTCGGATGCGGGTTCGGTAAATTGGAATGGCCAGCCGTCTATAAGCTGCTGACCGAAACACTGGATGATCTCGACTGCGAGATTGAGATTTATCCTCCAGAGCCGAAGGAGGCTAAAAAGAATGGCTGAAGCATATAGGCTCGAAGACGACGAGATTGAGATCCCGGTCATTGAGATTGCGGCGGGGTGGACGGTCGATGAACTACTGACGCTGGACGATATCGACGATGCCCATGCCTATCTGATTGGCGCAACGGCGGCGATCGAGGCTAAGATTGAAGCGGCTGAAGAGCGCGGCACCAATACGGGTCTGGCTTATCGACGGTTGCGCACGGCGTTGAAATGGAAGCGCGCGGCGCTGCAGGTGGTGCAGACTAAACGCGGCAAGCTCAATCGGCAAGCGAGGATCGCCGAGAGTGAGACGCAGAACCAGCGGCTGCTGAAGACGATCAGCGCAATGTTCCCGGAGCAATTCCAGCTTGCCCTGGCTGCGCTGCAGACAGCAGAGACTGCGACGAAGAAAATATAAAATAGGCCATTGACATCACGTGGCCGGCGCTCTATTTTCTTCATTAGAAGCTGGTGGCGTAGGTGACGGTTACTTCTCCTTGAACGATGACTGGACCGTTATCGCTTGTTCCCCAGCGCTAGAATTTGGATCAGTGGCGTAGGAATTCGGTTCCTTCTTGCTTTTCATGAAACACCGAGTTCGCGTGTTCCCTGATCTAACTGAATTGGGACCGGTGGCGTAAAGCTCAGATACTTCGTCCATAAACGACCGGAGCCGTTCGACTCGGCACCCCTCTACTCTACCATGTGGAGGGGATAGTGTAACGGTAGCACGGTAATTTCTGAACTTGCCTTGTTCCCCGGTTCGCCAATCCAGTTGGCGGTGTAAATGTCGGATACTTCTGGATGAACAGGACTGCCTTTAAAAGCAGACCTGGGGGCTTCGATCGCCCCAAGCCCGATATTGCCTGTTCCCCAACTGGTCCTAGCGCAAAGGGCTCTCGTCAGCGGCTCCCCAGCAGGCTCGACAGAGCCCTTTAGCGTATGGAGGCATCAATGGCACGCAAGAACACTAAGGCCGTCGTGGAGGCGAAACAGACCCATGAAGGCGCACCGGCTTATCCTCATCTCTCACCCCTGCAAAAGCTGCGTCGTTCTACCCTGGCCAATTTCCTCTGGGAAGACACGTTCTATGAGGATGGCGAAGCGATTGCTGACCGGATTCGGGGCCAAGCCGAATTGGTTACGCCCGACGATCTGGCGGCGCTCGCAATTGAAGCGCGGAAGCGCTTCAATATGCGGCATGTGCCGTTATTGCTGCTGGCGGTACTGGCCCGGCGCGCGGCCGGTCGGCCGGATGGTTTGGTGCGCAAGACGATCGCAACTGTGATCAGCCGTGCAGATGAGCTGTCCGAATTCCTGACGATCTATTGGGCTGAGGCGGGCCGGGCACCCAATGCAACTGACAAGCAGCCGAAGAAGCTCGCGGCGCAGGTGAAGAAGGGCCTTGCTGAGGCGTTCCGCAAGTTCGACGCTTATGGGCTCAGCAAATACAATCGCGACACCGTCGTCAAGCTCAGAGACGTCATGTTCCTGGTCCATCCGAAGGCGAAAGACGCGGCGCAAGAGCAGGTTTTCAAAGCTCTCGCTGAGAAGACGCTCGAAAGCCCCGACACCTGGGAAGTGGCTTTGTCTGGCGGTGCCGACAAGCTGGCGACGTGGGAACGGCTGTTGGAAGAGGGCAAGCTCGGCTATCTGGCGCTACTGCGTAATCTGCGCAATATGGTTGACGTCAAGGTTAACCCGGATCTGATCATACGGGCGATCCGCAAACGGGCGAATGGCGCTGAGAAAGTCTTGCCGTTCCGCTTTGTCGCGGCGGCGAAGGCTGCCCCGCAGTTCGAGCCAGAGCTGGACAAGTCACTGGTGCTCAGCCTCGCGCAACTTCCGCCAATGCACGGCAAGACGATTGTGCTTGTCGACGTGTCGGGCTCGATGGATCACCCGCTCTCGGCAAAGTCGGACATGCACCGTATCGAGGCGGCGGCGGCATTGGCGGCTTTCGTAAACGGTGATCGCCGCATATTCACCTTCTCGATGGATGTGAAAGAAGTGCCGCCCCGGCCGGGCATGGCTGGGGTGGACGCGATCATCAATAGCCAAGCACATAGTGGCACCTATCTCCGCAAGGCGATTACGGAGATCAACAAGCTCCCGCATGATCGCCTGATCGTGATCACGGACGAACAGACGGCGGATGCGGTGGCGGAGCCTGTGGCAAAGCACGCCTATCTGATCAACGTGGCGACATTTGAGAATGGCGTTGGTTATGGCCCCAAGTGGGTGCATATCAGCGGCTTCTCTGAGCATATCTTCCGCTATATTGCGGAGATTGAGGCGCTGTAAATAATGCAGGCAGTTATCCGAAAATTTCGGATAACTGCCTCTAGCATTGTTGCCGCGAATCAGCAAGGGTCTCCCGAATGGGAGAGATGTCTATTCCGCCTTCGCGGGCGAAGGCCAAGGCGCTACGTCAACCACATTATTTCACCGGCAAACCCTGTAAGAATGGGCATGTCGAGTTTCGGCATGTGGGCAATGGCGAGTGCGTTGAATGCGCACGTCTGCGCGCGGCGCGCTGGGGACGAACTAATTCCGATAAGGTCGCAAAAAAGAATAGCGCATACTATCTGGCGAATAAGGAAAATGAAAATACGCGTTGCCGCGTTTATAAGGCCGCCAATCGCGAAGATATCAGTGAATATAATGCTGCTTATCGAATAGCGAATCTGGGCCACATTCAACAGCGGGAGCGCCAGTATTGGCGAAACAACTCGGATAGAGCAAGGGAGTGGAATAGACAATTCCACCTTCGTAACCCGCATAAGAATGCAGAATACCATGACCGGCGCAGAGCGCGAAATGCCGCAGCCGAAGGCTATTATACCTCAACTGATCTCGCTCGCATTCGCGCCGCCCAAAACGGCCGCTGCACAGTTTGCCGAAGCAACGGCCGGCTGACTGTCGACCATATCTTACCATTATCGCAGGGCGGCAGTAATTGGCCGGCCAATTTGCAATTTCTTTGTAAATCCTGCAATTCCAGCAAACGCGCAAGAGATCCGATTGAGTTTATGCAATCGAGGGGATTTTTGTTGTGAGCGCGCTATGGGCCAATGGCTGGGTAAATTCTGCCAAGAATCCATTCCTATTCGCCACTGATGTTCTTGGGTTTCTGCCGTACGGCAGCGAACCGCAGGGCGATCGGCCAATCTTGGAAAAATGGCAGACTGAATTCTTGCGAGGTTTTTTCATTGGCCCTGATGGGCAACCCGTTGAAGATGCCCGCCATTCGATCCGATCGGGACATGGCACAGGGAAAACAACAATTATCGCTATTCTTGCGATTTGGTTCCCGCTCACGCATTATGACAGTAAATGTGTAATTACAGCCGCGAGTCAAGATCAATTGCGCGATGGCGCATGGGCTGAATTACGTAAATGGGTCTCAGCATTACCAAAACCATTGCGTGAACAGATTGACATTTCTCAGGAGAAGCTT